GTCAACGATCTTAAAAAGTCGCATGTCAGCAAGCAGGTTGCTAAGGTTCGTAAGAAGAAACCAAAGGATAAGACCAAATTGGTCCAGAACCTAAAGTTCCTCAAGGAAGATACAGCACTTGGTATCACCAGCGTCGAACCTATCAATCTACTAAACTGTAGTGAAGTGTGGACTTTTGACACCAAGACTCGAAAGATCTCCAAGTACTATAACCCAGTCAGCGGAAGCATTACTGTCAAGGGTGCAAGTCTTGTAGGATTTGATGAGAACTTCTCTAACTCACGACTGCTTCGTAAACCAGAAATTCAAGTAAAAGAATTTGCTGAGTTGGCGAAAAAAGACTTGACTAAATGGTACTCAACCGTTAAGAGTAAGCCTGCGCCTGTGCGTGCACGACTGACACCTACTACATTAATTTTGAAAGTGTTTTAATGAGCGATAATGATAACGTGACTTTTCTTAATCCTAAGAAAAAATTCGAAGATGTGAATCCTGATAAAGAATCTCAGGCATACTTTCTAGAAGGTGTTGATGAGTATAACTCATATCAAGATGCGGAACGTGCAGGTCGTGCAGTCATGGCAGGAATCACTAAGGTCTGCACTGAGAAGTTTGGCATTGCAAAACCCGATAGTTTCTATGCAGATGCAGCAGTAATTTCTGTTCTGGTATACGGGATGTTCTTGCGTCAACGTGGAATCGATACGCCTGAAACGTATCTACTAACTGATATTCGTAATGCGCTTGATACAAAATTAAATGATGGGGATGATGAAACGTGATAGTTGTAGATTATAACCAGACTGCAATCAGCAGTCTAATGGCAAATTTGGCAGGTCGCCGAGACGTTGAGGTAAACATCCCTCTCGTTCGGCACATGATTATCAATGCGCTTCGTTCTTATCGTAAGAAGTTTGGTCCTGAGTTTGGTGAAATGGTTATCGCCTGTGACAATCGTCACTACTGGCGTCGTCAGTATTTCCCGAACTACAAGGCAAACCGCAAGAAGTCGCGTGATGAAAGTGGATTCGACTGGAACTCTATCTTCGAGGCGCTACACCTTGTTCGCTCCGAACTCACAGAGCATTTCCCTTATCCTGTAATCGACGTTGATGGTGCTGAGGCAGATGATGTTATCGCAGTGCTCGCCGAGTATAGTCAGACTATGAACACTGATGGTCTCATGCCTAGTGCTGAACCTTTCCTTATTCTTTCTGGTGACCATGACTTCCAGCAACTGCAGAAGTGGAGCAATGTTAAACAGTATGCTCCTGTTCAGAAGAAGTTCTGTAAGTTGAAGGAATCACCTGAAGCAGTGCTCATGGAACATATTATCATGGGCGATAAAGGCGACGGTGTTCCGAATATCCTTTCCTGCGACGACACTTTCATCAATGGTGACCGTCAGCGTCCTATTCGTAAGGATAAACTCGCTGAATGGAAAACCCAGAAACCAGAAGAGTTTATTACCAGTGATGAAATGTGGCGTAATTACCAGCGCAATCGCGAACTGGTCGATCTATCAAGAATTCCTGAAGATATCAAGGAAAGTATTATAGATAGTTACGAGATGCAGAAGGGTGGCGACCGTTCTGGTCTATTGAATTACTTTATCGCCAATCGTATGACACAATTGATTGAACTAGTGGATGAATTTTAAATGGCAATAGTACCCAAGAAATTTAGGCAAATCAACGAGGCCCTCGATTGGGCAGTTGAGGCGAAAACAACAGAAGAACTTTCCGCACGTGTTGGTGCAATCTCGGTCGGCAACTCCATCCTTATGCGATTTATTGCATGGGGTGTAGGATACGAACAAGGTCCATGGAATCTACCAGAAGGCAAGACTCCCTTTAAGGATGAAGGTCTCCCCGAAAATATGGGCGACACCACTATCACACAGGAGTTTCGTCGTATTCTAACTCTGCTACCAGATGGAAGCGCAAAGAATCTCGGTCAATGGCGCAGAGAAGAAATCTGGATGCAAATCTGTCAGGGTGTAGTTACTTCTGAGGTAGAACTGCTCGATCTTGTCAAAGACCAGAAACTCCTCGATAAATATCCTACGTTGGCAGATGTCCTGGAATCTTTCCTTCCTGGATGGAAAAAACCTGAGGTTAAGACGAAGTCTCGAGCAAAAAAGTCTTAATTGGTCTTATAAATAAGATCTTTCCAGCACCTACGAAGAAGGAACATCGATGGGGCAAATTCTTGAGCACAAACACCTGATTATCAGGGCTGAATTGAACAACCCTCCAACTTGCGCAGAAGCGATTCAAGATTGGATGAAGACACTAGTTTCCAAAATTGGTATGAAAATACTGATGGGTCCATATGCGATTTACTCGGATATGGAAGGTAATCGTGGTTTGACTGCAGTTACCATTATCGAAACCAGTCATATTGCTATGCATGTGTGGGATGAGGTTTCTCCTGCTCTCATGCAATTGGATGTTTACACGTGTTCAACCCTGAATACGAAGGATGTCTTTGAGGCGCTCCAGGAATTTGAACCAGACCATGTTGAGTTTAAATACATTGATCGGGAACATGATTTGACGTTGATTGATAAAGGCATTGTAAATGAGGTTTTACCTCTTTCAACATAAGACGGAACTGTGGATCGTAAAAGATCCAACAATCGTCCCAAAACCTCGCGAACTGATTCTACAGACAACCAACATTGAGTTGATTCGCGAAACTGCTTCTAAGCAACAAAAGATCTCTAAAGTCGTTGACAAGGTAACTCGCCGACGAAATAGATTGCACACTCCAGAAGGCAGAGAGAAAATTGCCGAGGCAAAGAAGGGTAGTAAAAACCCAAATGCCAATGGATTGTCAGACGAGCATCGAGCAAAGATTAGCAGGACGATGAAGGGAACTCGTCGGGGAGAGAATAATCCGATGTATAATCGGAGGCACTCCTACGAGACTCGTCGCAAGATGAGTCTTATGCAAAGTATGCGGGTGCGAAGGTGGTGTGTTGAACCTAGTGGTAAGACGCATCTGGTCGACCCAAGATCGTTCAGTCTACCGAGTGGATGGTTATGGGGAAGAAATTACGACCCATACAAATAGTTTGAAGAAAACTGTTGACTATTTTATAAATCTATAGTATATTGGTTTTGTTATTGAGGTTCTTGCCCCGTGGTGTAATTGGCAACACGTCTGATTTTGATTCAGAAGAGTTCAGGTTCGAGACCTGACGGGGCATCCATTTTGTAGGAGAATATTATGAGTGACATTATTGCAGTTGATAAGTATCGCCTCTTCATCGAGCGCATCGAAAATATTGAATCAGATCTTGATGCGAGGAAGGCAGACCGTAAGGCAGTCTATTCTGAGTTGAAGGGTGAAGGTTACGATGCTAAAGCAACTCGCCAGATTATTCGTCTCCGTAAAAAGGAAGCGCATATTCGGCAAGAAGAAGATATGATTCTAGAGACGTATCGTACCGCGATTGGTCTCTAACGCAACTAAATTATAAATAGTGCTGATGCGAGTCGCGGGATTGCCGTCCCCACTCGCCCTAATACTAAACAGGAGTATCAGCAATGACTATTTATCACAAGCATCATATCGTTCCTCGTCACATGGGCGGAACTGATGATCCATCAAATTTAGTTGTCTTGACTGTTTCAGAACATGCTGAAGCACATAGACTTCTGTATGAAGAACATGGCAAAGAAGAAGATAAAATTGCTTGGATGGGATTGTCTGGTATTATGAAGCGCGAGGAAATCGTTGCTGAATTATATCGTCTTGGAAGAAAAAAGGCAAATGATATTCTATTTGAACGTCACGGTGAAAATTGGAATAGCATTATTCTACTAGGAAATAAAAGTTTTACTGGAAAAAGACACACCGAAGAAACTAAGCATAAAATGCGTAAGACCAAAAATGTAGGTGAATTTAATTCTCAATTTGGTACTATGTGGATTACTGATGGTTCTGAAAATAAAAAAATAAAATCTATTGACTTAATACCAGAGGGATGGTATAAAGGTAGAGTTATTAGATAACGTTTGGAGAGGTGGCAGAGTGGTCGATTGCTCTAGTCTTGAAAACTAGCGTACTGCAAGGTACCGTGGGTTCGAATCCCACCCTCTCCGCCAGTTGGCCCCTTCGTCTAGCGGTCTAGGACATCGCCCTTTCACGGCGAAGATCACGGGTTCGAATCCCGTAGGGGTCACCAAAAAATAATTTGATAAAATGCAAAATAGGGGCTTGACTTTTTCTTAAATCTGGGGTATACTGTGTGTATAGTTTGAAAGGAAATCGTTATGGAAGTTTTTGCATTACTAGGTGAGTTCGATATGGCAGGTTCTGTGCTCCTTGGCGTGTATGCGTCCGAAGATGAAGCACGGAACGCCCACGGTGTGTATACTCGTGACGGTGATCGGTTCATCGATTATTATTACATCGTGCGTCAAGTAGTTGGTGCTCATGTGAATCCCGATTTCGAGCATCGAATCTATATCTAAAGGATATTATTATGCAAGTTTATGTCGTGAACAATGAATCTCCTGGTGGAGATCACTCGATTATGGTTGGTATCTACTCGACCGAAGAAAAGGCGAGAGAGATGATCAAATTCTTGGAACGTGAAACTCCTGAATGGTATCCTACCTACTCAGTTGAAGACGTTGATCCAGAAGATCCGATGTATTAAAGTTTAGACGAGTAGCTCAATGGTTAGAGCCGACCGCTCATAACGGTTTGGTTGGGGGTTCGAGTCCCTCCTCGTCTACCAGTTTATGGACCCTTAGCTCAGTCGGTAGAGCATCGGACTCTTAATCCGCAGGTCGTTGGTTCGAATCCAACAGGGTCTACCAGTTTCGGACGGTTAGCTCAGTAGGTAGAGCAACGGGCTTTTAACCTGTGTGTCCTGGGTTCGAACCCCAGACCGTCCACCAGTTAGGGTTGCTACTTAATAAGCACGTGAGGGATCACGGTTAGTCCCTCAAACTCTATTAACGAAGGAAGTAATAATATGAATATCAAGACTTTTATGGCAGCAGCAGTTATTGCACTTACAGCAGCATGC